TCACATACACGGGTTGTCATCAAACTCGCTCATCGACATGTCATTAACGACATGCGTCACAACTCCGAATATCTCAAATCCCACCTCTTCATCAGCGAACGTCACATCATCATAATTTTCCAACTTGGCCAAACAAGGCACCGGCATCGTTAGCAACCGGCGCAAGACGAACTCGCCGCATAGAGCTGCAACAACAACACTTCCGTGGACCGGTCGCTTCGAGCTGTCGATGACCAGTAGCGCATCTTTGAGCACACCGGCGCTTGGGCAGTAGTCTGGGCACTTCATGAAGTATGTTGCGTGCGGTGTTTTAATGTATAGCTCATCAAGACTGATTGGCTTGTCTGTATAGTCCGCTGCCGGAGATGGGAACCCCATATATCACCTCAATAAATACTGTTTATATTTACAGTATATTTATGGTGTAGGTGGTTGTGAAGAGAATAGACGAAGGAATGTTGGAAGGTTCTGATTAGGAAGGAAATAAAGATGCAGCACACAAAACGACCTCTGCAACCGATGGTGCCCTCATAAGTGATGGTACCATGTGACATCCTCCCCGACCTAAAGGACGGGGATTCCCACAGCTAGACGGCGATGCCCCGCCGCAAATTACGTATTTGCGGCACTTACCTACTCGCCTAGCTCGCAATTACATGTAAACCCAGTTACTACGGCTGCTGATGTAGATGAAGAGGCAACACCAGAGATAACAAAACCACTCCTATCTGGAGCTGTTATTGAGGGTGATCCTATGTTATTACTGGATATAGTGATATTAGACGATGTTGGGAATATTGATTTCTTGACTGAGAAATAAATCCTTCCATATAGATCCGAAGAAAATGAAGACTTACCTGCGTTACTTACTGGAACGGTAGATGTATTCTTTTCAAAGTATCTACACACATCGTCAATCTCCTCATAGGTAGATGGTTCGCTAGATCTAGAACCATCTTCAATTTGAGCAAAACTAAATGAATTTACCGATTGATTTATCTTTCCAATAGTTCCTTCATACCCATTGCTTGCAAGCCAAAATCTAACAACTAATTTGCTAAGTGATCCGACTGATGCGGAAGGAATTGGTGGTACATTTATTCTTACATCATGCCTAGAGAAATTTTCAGTAATTATTACAGGAACACCGTCACTAGATTTAGCGTCTGAATTATTATAGTCAGATACTACCTCTACAAATATTGTGCTTGAAACAGATGCTTTGGCTATAAATGATAGGGATAGAGTCCTTCCGGCGTACTTAGTTATATCATGCTCCCTCTGTTCAAAAATAACATAGTTACTTTTGCTATTATCAACCGATTTTATATTTATAACTGCGTTATACATACATGGAACATCTGTATAAGCAGCTACACGCCTAGCTACGTTTACAGTACACCCTCCATTTTGCTTTAAAAACCATCCATCCAGAGTATATATATTAGATGTTTGCCCGCTAGTAGCTGGAACGAATTCCGTTCCATTCTGAACTGATTTAAACGTTCCATTTCTAATAAATCTATGTCTTTTCGGGAATGGGTTAGCAGGGGTTACCAAATGCCCATTATCGTTAATCATTTCATTTTGATTGTTGCTTTCTGATAAATTAGACTTTGTTTTTGGTGTTATTTCTGGCATCAGAATGTTTCCTTAAATATAACGCACCATGGGTGTAGGTTTTTACCGTTCACTTTTGAACAATCATTGCTAGTCCCTCTAAGATTTCCTCTATCTCCAAGACCGCTAGACTGATTTGATGCGCCTCCTGCTCCATTATGATACGCATATGCTATTGTAGATGTTGATGAAGGAACTCCTGATAGAGTAATTGTCACTTCATCTCTAGATGTTATCGCCACTGATTGTATTGTATTTCCAGCAGAATCAATGTACGAAAAACCCATATTGGCAATTTGAGTAACATTTTCCGTATCAAAAGAAAGTCCCAGTTCAACACCAGTAAACGTTACGATTATTTTGTTTTCATCCCTAGAGAATGAAATAGGCCTGCATGGCTCGAACTTTGTTCCGTTCTTAACTTCATACAGCATTGCCTTTGAGTAATACTCACCAAGAATTGCCTGACTCTCATTTGTAATATGAGCATGATCATAGTATTTAAGGTGATACTTACTGCAAACTAAAGTAAGTAAAGGGGCTGTTTTGTGTGCTTGCAACTGCGACAGTGGTGTTGGGAAGGTTGTTTGTGTTATTCCACCATTAAATCCATAACCACCTGCTGTAGCGGTTTGACATAGAAAACCTTTTACATTTTTACTTTGAGATGTAATAGCTTTCAAGTCGGTATTAAAGTTAGATATCCATTCACTAAGATTGGCTGCATAATTTGTGTTATTAATAAACCCATCTTGCTCGCCGTGAATGATAGTCACTCCGTAGTAGATAACGCTACGATCACCAGCTTTTACATTATTAGCCTGTGCTATACATTTCTCATACACTCCAGTGTCACCACCTTTCTTAATTTCTTGGTAGGTCATCCCTCCATAAGCCTGACCATGAAAATACATTTTTTTTGCACATCCGTTTACAAGCAATCCATCGGTTAAAGTTGTTCCAATCGTAGCTCTAACTCTTTCTTTCAAATTCGTTATTTTTGTGAGGATAGTTGAATTACCTACACCGATTGGACCACCTGACAATGTGAAGGCTGCGCTATTTAGTGTATTTTGATTCAACGACGAAACATCATAACCAACACCTCCTTCCGCAAGTGATTGCCCAGTTTGAACTATTGCGACTGATGATGAGATCAGGTTATTTGCACCAAGCGAGACAATAGGCGTGTTATTTCCATTAACTAAATTATTACCCTCAGAAAATTCTCTTAAAGAAGATATTCTCTCTGCTACGGTCTTATCGCCATCATTCACAAATGAAGATCCTTCTTCAGATGACAGATCCCCTCTCAGAGTTGCATCTCCGACAGATTTCCATGCGCCATCACCTATCCCGCCAGTACTATCTGGTGTAGAACCAGCGGGGACTACTTTGGGTTGTGACCAGTCCCCGTCCCAGCGATAGAACTCCCCATTGCTTTCCCACTGGAGAACAGTGTTAGGAGTGTTGAGGGTAGAGCCCATTTCAAAAGATTTCTGCGTGATGTAGCCATAATTAGACATAGCCTGATTTGATTCATAATTTATACCGGCTATTGTACGATGCCGACCACCAAATCGGTCAATATATTCATGGCTTGCCGAAGTAACAAACTCGTCAATTTTTCCCGCGTTAAATTTCAGGTCGCGGGCTGATTCACTAGGGACTGGTAGATTTGTAGGTTGAGTCGCCATAATTTTTCCATAAAAAAACCCAGCGCTATGGCTGGGTTATTGTGAGTTGGTTTTGGTTAGACGTTATAGTCTGGTTTAGCGTCGAAATACTCGTCACACGTCAGTGAGAATGTGCCGTCTGAGTTAGGTTTCTTGTCAGATACTCGCCAGCGCATAGCCTCCATTTCTGCTGTTGTCGCGATGACATAGCGGGATGGGGATTGAACGTTGTAGCCGTCGAAGATATTGAGCGTGATACTCGGCACCGCGGCGGTGAATCCAAACTTGGTGTCTGTGCGTGGGTATGCTCTGATTTTGTCTGTAGAGTTGCCAATCGAATCGGTTACCCTGACATACATGTCGCCAGTAAAGTTAATTTGCTCGCTCGTATCAAAGTAATTGCCGTTACGCGCGACGATGTAACCGGCTTGCTGGTTTGTATCGTATGTATCCGCAACAACAATCATTTCACCGGGTGAAACATACTCACCATCAGCCAGTGTCTTCATATTCATTTTCATGCGTGAGCTGATCAGCCGGTTAACTTCCAGAAGCCCCCTATCATTTGCTTGGTACTCGTTACGGCATCCACTAAGCGATATTTTCAGAGGAGATAATGCCGCTTGCTCAACAATACCTGTGTCTGTGATGCGATACCGGATGTAGGTTTTCTTGTTTGTCTTCGGGCTGACATACTCTATTTCTACACCGTCGTATCCTCCTGGCATGGTCATGTCGTAACTGATTTTGTACTCATCAGCGACGATATTTGCGCGGTTGAATACAGCAGATGGGTACTCTTTGCGCTCATCTCTGGCGAACGTCAGAACGCCGTCGTCCCAGTACGCGATTACTCGCGCCGCATTGCAGATAGTCTCTACGCGGTTACCGAGGGAGATGTCTTCATCGTCAAACGTATAATCGAAGTATCCAAGCCGTGGGTCTGGCAATGACTGATAGATGCTGTAAAGCTCGTACAGGTCTATCGTGTCCTCTGGCTGCTTCCCTATCACTAGCCACTCATGAGCAACGGCATCGGCAAAGCTGCGCGACGGCCTAAGTGTATAGTCAACCGTGCGAGTGTTTATGTCGTAGCTGATTGTGTGACGCGTAACGAGTGCATTGTATTTGCGATCACGTGATCCGGTGGCCTGTTCCGTGGCGCGTACCGTGACTTTCACCAGCGTGTCATTTGGATATGTCACATTCTTGCGGCGTGTTACTGAGTGCGCCTCTGCTATTTGCAGAAGATTGCTGTCAGAACTGTTGTTAGTTTTTCGCAGCTGGAACGCATATCGCGCTTTACCGTATGGAGGTGTGAACTTGAATGTGCCATATATATAATCAGCGCGATTGTAACTTGCGTTAAATACAAAGCTGGAATAGCTATATGTCGGTGAAATTCTGTCGTTATCGTCATTCACAGCCCAGTACTCCAACAAGAAGTCAGCGCCTTCTCGCTTACCAAGCTGAGCTTGGAGATGTACCCACAGCTCATCGCCTTCAATCGCCGCGAAGTATGGCCCCGAGATATTCCCTTTGTTTTCAGTCAGCGTGAATATCGTGTTGTTGATAGTCGAACCAGCCGGAATCTCGACTGGACTGTTGATGGCTGATAGCTGGAATGTGAAGTATTTAACTGGGTCGATAACAGAGCCATCATCAGACTCAGTAGCTGAATCCAACGATGCAGAGAACGTGACATTCTCTGTTACATCACCGGATGCTAAATGACGTGTTACGTTGACGGTAACTTGCACTGGTAGAGGCTTAGGGATGTCATAGAAGTAATCAAAATCAGATGACTGCACGATTTTAACCGCGGCAGATGTACCAGTGATTGTTCCTGACACCACATCATTCGTTGTTGCCGTAGCGACTTGCTCGCTGTTGTCTTCGTTTGGCCCCAGCACCTCCTGCCCGTCAACGTCATCAAATTCGAATCCTTGGATAATTTCTGGAATGACAGTATCAGGAGGATAAAACTGGTAACTTGCACCGGCAATAGAACCCAAGCTTGACTCTGAATAGCGCACGCTCTCAACCGTGTAGTTCCCAATCCCGAAATTCATCCACTCTGTGACGTACTTGATGTTGCCAATAAATTCGAACATAGACTGCTGAATCAAGTCTGGAAATGAGCGAACCTGCCCGTAAATATCAGGACGCGCTTGATACGTGCGGGCGATATTTGTTTGACCGGTCAGCTTATTGTTCGGGCTCTCTTTGGCATTGTTATCCGCTGCTGACGAGAATGAAGGTTTAGGCGCTAAGAATGAAAATACTTTGGTGACGAGTTTGAAGACCGGACTCAGAATGTCGCTAACGATACTTTGAGGTTGGTTGAATATCTGGATGCGGTGAAGCTCTGTTAACTTAAATGAAAGCTCGGTTTCCTCATCTGCCAACACGCCGTTAATGACGATCGCAATATCCATATCAAACGCTTGCTGCTCCAACCACGTGTAAAAGTTAGAGCCGTTGGCCAGCTCAATTCTCTCCTTCGGTACTCCGGGCAAGTGCTGTATTTCTAGAAGTGCCATACGAATAAAACTCCACTTTAGTGAATACCTTTTCCATTACACGCAGTTTGTCGAGCCTCACCGAACCATTGAGGCCGCGGCTATGCAACGCCATCCCATTAAGTACTAACCCAACGTGCTCCGCTCTACGCCCCATGTAGCCAACAAAAATGCCATCTTCGACGGGTAATTTCTCCCGTTGCCAAAACACCACCTCTTCTCTGTAGCAGGTCAGGAAATCACGGTTACTTTCATACCCAGCTTTGTGATGTACTTCTTTGCCAAGCACATGCCGGTAATAAAGCGCGACGAGGCCCCAGCAGTCACAGGCTTCAATCGAGCAGGCGCGGTTAGACCACGGAACGCCGATCATCCGTTTGATAAAGTCAGATTTAGTCATGGTTTATCCGATTTCGAGACCGGGCCAATCTGCTGGGTCATACAGCAATGCCACGTTGGTATTAAGCGGATTGGTCATAGATAGAGAAACGTTGACGTTATCAGCATCAAGTGAGCAATCTTTGACGTATAACTGCCACTCTTTAATCGCAGTTGTCATGTCTTTAGAGTCAAACAGCCGATAAGTCACTGTGATAGGCTCAATGCGGCTATACGAACGCCAGACCTTCAACTGTTGCTTAAAGTCCTGCGCCAAACGACTGAACTTAATCGTTGAATCGATGATTGGTGTGCTGCTTTGCTGGCTTTCAGATAGCTCGAATCGGCATGGCTTATACTCCACGCCGCCGAGCGTCTTCGGGAAAACTTGGTTATTGACTAGATAGAAGCTGCCGAAAGATACATGATGAAACTCAATAGTCTCGTAGATTATCCGGTTCGGGCGCTGAGCCCGATACTCTCTTAGTGTTGGCATTGTTATGGCACCCTAGGCAATGATTCCGGATCGCGGTTATCAGGATAGCCAGTGACGATGATATCCAGCCAGCTATCCCACGGCGGCGGCAGCTCGACAATAATGTCGTCAAACTCATCATCAGCATTATTAAGCTTCCTGCAGATGACATTCCCCGACCACGTGAAGATATTTCCCGTCTGGTTCCACGTTGGCCACGCGGTGAAGTGCAACTCCTGCAACTCTAAACCTGTGTCTCCGGTGCCATTGTTCAACCGCATTGAGAACCACTGGTTACAGTTATCGAGATAGTTCGGACTGCGCAGCCACTGCATAAAGGCACGGTGCTGTGTGAACGTGAATATCCACTTGAGAGAGAATGAAGTCTTCAGGTCGTCGGTTAATTTCTGGAAGATTGGCGCACCAACCAAAGGTTGGTCTGTTCTGAATCCTGTATCTGTCGCCGGACTCTTATCAGACTTCTGCGCCAGCGGCAGCCAGTCAGGATATGGAATTGTCATTCATGATCTCCGGGCAATAAAAAACCCGCCGAAGCGGGTTAGCTGACTTCACTAGGTCCTTCAGGAATATCATAAATATTCATCTCTGCGCCGGTAATGTCCCCACCGTTCGTGATAGACAAATACTCATTAGCAGGAATAATCCCCTCAATCACCGTTCCACCAGATGTCGTAATTTTAAAATTAATTACTCTGTTAACACCTATGTTTACTGTTTTACCTACTTCTAATGACGCTGATTTCCATGATTGTTTGGGTTTGTCCATTCTTGCCTCGCTATTGAATCGCTCGCCTTGGAGCTTGATGATACCTTGATATTGATTGGCTAATAGGCCCACCATTGCTTATATCTGCAACGATGGTCTGTATGTTAACAGAACCATCCTCATTAACTGTGGCTTGGCTATCAACAGTTGCGCTAGTGTAGTTTTGAATATTGTTATATACGATAATACCACCGCTACCACAGGTCTGTAGGTCAGCATTACTAATCACTTTCCCACCGTCGCCGGGGATCATGTAATTCTTGCCGCCAGATTGCAGAAGCTCGGGCGCGCCTCCCTCACCGACCCGATACATAGAACCGGCAGACACGGGCCCACCATTTTTACGAGCACCAGCCAACGCCGCCCCTTGAGCTATCCCCATCGTTGATATAATGCCAGCAGAGGCTGGTGCTGCGTTTGCACCGAATGATGCTAGTGATGCTAACGCAGCTGGCGCAGCCCAAGCTGAAGCCAGTGCTGCGGCCTGACCAACACCAGCAGCTACAGCTGCCGCGCCCATCGTCTGACCAATAATGAAGTTTTTAAGCGCTTCAACACCAACCTGAACCAACGAGTTGATAACGCTATTCAGTATCGTGCTACCAAGCGAGCGCATAGCGTCAGAGACTGACATTGTTCCTGTGAGAAGCCCTGTCAGAACGTTGGAGGCATTGCCTGCAAATGAATCTACAGCGCTGGTTAGCATGTTATAGCCTAACCCTTGCTGGCTTAGCATTGACCACAAAGCATCTGTTCTTTGTTGTTCATACTGGGCATTCTGCGCATTCATCAAATCCAAATATTGCGCGTCAGTAGCAAGCTTGGCCTGTTGATATTGGTCATCGGTTAACTTATTGGCAGCCCTTGCGGCAACAAGTGCAGCCTGTTCCTGCTGGTAGTACGTCTGCATTAAAGCTAGCTTTTCGGCATTCTGATTGGCCAGCTCAGTAACAGGATCTACTTGTGCTCTGTTTGCTGCCTCCGGTGACACTGCTTTTTTAGCATTGGCATCAGCAATTGCCTTGGAGTAGTCCGCAGCAATTTGAGCGCGACGTTGTTGAGATTGCTCAAACGTGATGTCACCGGCTTTAAGCTGACGATCAAGTTGTGCATTATCCAAGTCACGCTGTTGCTTAGCTTTTGCTGCCGAGTCAGCATCTATAGCGGCTTTCTTATCTGCTGCTTGCTGCTGAATATCGAATATTTGTCCTGCTTGCTGTTGAGCCTGCTGGATTTGAGCCTGAGTAGCTCCGGCGCCAAGTTCCTGAACTGCTGCTAATTGCGCAGCCTCTCTGTTCAATCCCTTTGACTTCAATGCTGCAACAGCCATCTCATTAGATAAATCTTGCAGCTTTTTAGCGCGCGACTCTTCCGCTCGCTCTGCCGCTGTTTGCTCTTTTGCTGAAGCCTTAGTCTCCTTAGCTACCTCTTTTTGAGACTCTGCCAAATCAAAGTTAGCCCCAGCATTTTCCCGAGCGATGCGAATTGTTTCATCATCGGCGCCTAACTTTCTCAGTTGCTGTTCAACCTTAAGTTGTTCGCGTTTCCTAAGATTAGTTTCGGACAGCAATTCATTTTGACTGTAGAGGTCGTCGAGAACTTGCTGCTGCTTCGGATCACGTTGAACAGTTAGAGACGTCGCGTTGAACTTTTCTTTTTGCCCAGCAGCAAATGCTATAGCCTTACCTAACTGGTTCATCATGCCAGCAGCTACGCCAGCCTCTTCACCATCTCTGCGAAGTAAATCTATACCTTGTTTCATGTTGCCATTGAGGTTTGCTTGGGCGATAACGATGGCGCTTTTAGTTTGGCTTAACCTAGTGCCAGCCTTCTCAGCATCAGCCTCTGCAATAGCTAATTCATTCGTATATTTTGTCACAAGCCTGTTTGCTTCAGCATATCTAGCAGATCCCTTGCTAGCGCTATCTAGACTTTCCTGCGCACTTGCTAATCTAGATTTTAGAGTGTCTACAGAGGAGGCTGCATCTTCATATGTTCCCCCTAGTTCTGGCAATGCTGTCCGCAATTTAGCTATGGTTGCATTTAGCTCTGTTGCTGACATCTCCTTCATCTTTCCAGTGAGTTCGTTCACACCATCAGCTAATTCTGCCGCTGCTCTCTTCGCCTCCTGAGCCTTCTGGTAGAAGAAAAAGATCGCCGATGCAGCGAGGGTAGCAAAGCCAACTGGGCCACCAACTAGAGATAATGCCTTGCTAGCAAAGCTAGTCGCCGCACCAAACGCAGAAAGTGATGTTGAGGCGGTAAACGCAGTGGCCGCCACCTTCAACTGGCTAGCAGCCGCCATAGTCAGAGCCGCGACATAGCGAGAGCCAATTACAGCTGCAACAGCGATCACGACAGTGGATACCGCGTCAAGATTTTCACTCAGGGTAACAACCGTATCATTGAAGATTGCGACAGAAGAACGGACGGTTGTTGAACTACCAATAAACTGGGTTAAGTTGTTTCCAGCAATTGTCAGAGACTGACCGATAGTGGAAATAGTGTTGGAAAACTCGCGACCTATCGCGTCACCTTGCGAAAGAAGACCATTAACAACAACGTCAGTCGTCAACTGCCCTTGGGCTGCCATTGCTCTGAGCTCACCAGCGGTTACGCCTAACGAATCAGCCAGTGCTACAGCCAAACGCGACCCGTTTTCAGAAATTGAGTTGAATTCTTCTCCACGAAGAACGCCAGACGCCAAGGCTTGAGAAAGCTGAACCATAGTAGAACTAGCTTCTTCTGCGGTAGCGCCTGAAACGACAAGCCCCTTATTAATAGTAGTCGTCAGTTTGGATAAATCATCGGTACTAACCCCTGCTGACCTAGTTGCCCTTTCTAGTCGTCCATATAGTGTTGCCGTTGCTGTCAAACTAGAACGCGTATCCTGTGAAATATCAAAAACACGCTGTGTAACATCAGCTAATTGCTCAGTCGGTTTAACTGCGTTAACAAGCTTGTTGTTAACCGTTGTCCACGCATCTGCATAGGCTGCAATTTCACGAACCGAAAGCGCAGCAGTCAACGCAGTAGCTACTTTGGTTAACGATGCAAATGATTTACTTGTGCTATCCGCGGCCTTACCGGTTTTCGCAAACTGTCCATCCATCTTATCCAGACGGTCATTTACTTTCTGCTGAGCGGCAATGAGTCCAGCAACATCCATCTGGACGGTGTAAATAATATTCCCGACTTCCTGCTCGCTTGCCATTACGATCTCCAGACATAAAAAAACCTGCCGTAGCAGGTTGTGACATTAAGCGGCCTTAGCCGGTAACTTCTTAGACTTGACCAATCTGCGGCGACCAGAGAGTAATTCAGCAGTCCGTTTATCATCCGCGTCGATCACCGCGTCATACTCTTCCTTCGTGAATCCTTTCTCTTCTGGGTATTTAGCTTTAAGCATGAGCTGGAACTCTGTCATGGTTAGCTGTTCAGCTTCGCTTCTAGGCATGTTGAAATGAGCCCGCGCCGCGTTTATATAATCGACCACTCGAAACTCTGAGGAATACTCATCTTTACTTTCATGCTTTTGTAGCTTTCTAAGCTTGGCCTTACCGATAACACCATGCTCTATTAGCTCACGCGCAATGATGATTATCTCCCCAATCCCCATCTTCCCTTTGCGGTAGACGACACCTTTTTTACCGGGTCTCCACTCTCCAATCAGCAAGGTTAAATCATCGTCACAGCACGCCTGCATTATGCTCATCGCTGTAGCCAATACGGGGCGGCCATATACGGGAGTCTTTATTGTTTTTAACAGCCATTCAGGGACTTTCCCCCATGCATCAGAGGCTTGTGAAATTAGCCTAAAAACCTCAAATCCATTCATGGTTGCGTGCGCAGCGACGATTTCAGACGGCGATCCGATTCTTGCCATAGCAACGAGTGAAGGCCGAAAGAAATAGTCCCTCTCACTGTCTGAAATAAGCATTTCGCCAATGTCGGTGATCGGTGTCATGTGAATTCCTTGTGAGCAGTATCGAGGGCATCATCGATACCCTCTGTAGTGCTTACTAAGCAGTTACTGTTGCCGCGTAAACCGCAGACTTTGCGCCGTCGGTTGTGGTGACAGTAATGTTTGCCGTACCTGCGCCCACGCCTGTTACCGTTACCGTAGTTCCAGATAGTGTTGCCGTTGCTTTTGATGGTGCAGATGACGTTACCGTGTAGGCTTTGTTGGTTGCGCCAGCAGGGGCTACATCTACCGTGAATGTGGTCGTAGCGCCAACGGCAACATTTCCACTGGTCGGAGTGACAGTTACACCCGTAACAGGAACTTCCTCTTCCAGATATTCGACAGTATCAGCGTCAGCCACCTTGAATTCGCCGGAATAAGTTGCGATATCAGATGCCCCGAACTCGCCAGACCATGAAGTCGCAGCCATATAGCCTTGGAGAACTACGGCGTCTTCACCGGTGAAATCAAACTGAACCCAGTAAGTCGGCTGGCGGCCAGATTTGGTTTCTGCCAATAGCTCTTTGGATAGTTTGATTGGGCCAAAGTCAGTTGGCTTATCGCGCTTACGCCACTCACCATCAAAGCTGATAGTCAGATCCATGTTAGTAACAAGGTTCTCAACCAGACCTTTGGTATCGTCAGCTTCAGAAGTGACAGTGTTCATTGAATAGTCGATTGACTTGGTGGTCAGAGCGCCCATGCGCACGAACTCTGATTGTTCTGGGACTGTATCTGGGCAGCCTTCGGCAAGACGCAGAATAGCGACGCGGCCAATTAACTTCCCGTAATCATTCTGGCAATCTGCCATGGTGACTTACCTCTTTTGTTGGAAATAAAAAAGGCCACCATAAGGCAGCCTGTTAGTTTTGAATTTGGTTATGCAGTGCAGCGGAACAAAAGTCTGATGACCGTTCTTCCCCCTTCCGTAGGTATTGGCGTTGGCATCCCGCCAAGGTTAAATACTGAGTTCAGACAGGGATCGATTGGATGTTCTGTTACGTAATCCAAAATCTCTTGTGACCTTTCAATTACTGGCAATGCATCCTTCTTAGCACTAACCAGTGTCAGCATTACGGTATCATCAGCCCCGATATCATAAACTCGTCCAGAGCCACCATTAGGCTGGAAAACCATATATTTCATGGTTCCCTTGTCATCTGGTTGCTCCTCCCACTGAACCATCTGTAACTTATAACCATCAGTGAGGTGGCTAATTTCTAAGTAATTCATGAAGCTGATGAAAGCAGGAGTATTCATAGGCTCATTTCCTTTTTCATTACAGCATCAATCCTTGCCCGAGATTCCTCAAATGAAAGTTTTAGGAATTCCTTCTTAGCCGTGGAGCGCCTGAAATTTTGCTTAACGTTAGGGTCGTGTACGTACTGTGCGTAACCAGCGGTATACCCAGCCTCTCCGATCAACTTAGTTCCCTTTACATCAACGAATGAATATCTGCTGTTTATCAGATTTGACGTATTACCGATCGGCGTATAGAGCGCGGTTAGCTCCATTCCCACATAAAGGCCAGAGTACATTGCCCGAACAGCCTTTTTGCCCTGAATATCACCAATAAGCCTACTCATATTGGCTCTAGCTTTAGCTCTACCCTTCACCTTAACGCCCATATCAGACTCCGGTTATCAATGCATAATCATCAGCAACGCGATCAAATGTGTCCGCATAGCGAATGATGTGCTTAATCTCATCGGCACCGGCGTCGATAGGGTTGGCCTCGGTCGATACTCCGATCAGCAGGTAGTCACCCTCTTTGGCTTCAGCGTACTCAGTCCAGACGGTATCTTTCACTACGAACTCACGGCCAACATCAGCGTTACCGCGTTTAGAGTCGCCCCCATAGTCGCATGCAATAGTGAAAGGTGCGGCGAATGATGGCTTATTCCACTCATCAGTTCCGATGCTACGCCAGATTGTGGCCTCCGCCGTATAGCTCCAGTTGGCTGTCGCTGTCATTCTCGCCACCCCACAATAGTTGGATTCCCAGCCGCAACCTTTGGGCAGTTGACCACCCAATCACCATTGCTCTTAACGTATGCCGTAACCTTTCTACCGCTGTCGGTAGTGGCCCACACAACTACGAATGGCTTAGGCAGACGCTGGTCTGCTGGTATCGATGGCATTAGCAACCTCCAACCACATCAAAAAAGCCAACCGTGCTACCAGCGGTAATGGGTAACGTGTTGGCACAGCCATTCGTATCAAGCGATGACAGGGAGCTTCTAAGCCATGATATTGCATCATCGCCATACTCAAATGAGCGACTAGCGCCAGAAGGTGCAGACTGAGATTTAATCTTTCTGGCACCGGATGAGGCGGACATAAGAGCAGCGGCATACATCAGGATTAGCTGCTGTGTGCAATCGTCATACCCTGCCTCATTCATGCAGTCGATGATTGAGTTAACCCGACAAAGGATCGGTGTTAATAGCGAGTCTGGGATGGAATAGCCCAACTCAGCGAGGAAGGCTTTAACATCATCAGCTGTAATTGGGTTTGCCATGGTTACTTAGCCTTTTTCGTGTTTGCTGGCTTCTCGGTCTGCTCGGTCTGCTCGGTCTGCTCGGTCTGCTCGGTCTGAGCATCAGCACCCTCCGCAGGAGTTGCAACCTCAAAGGTCTGCTTCTCAAGAACTTCCACCAATCCGGACTTCTCCCATTTTTCTGCTGTTGAATTATCAACATTCACCTGTGAACCAACCGCCAATTTCTGGAGGTTGGCACCAGAGAACAGGTTATTGCTAACCACTTTAACTAGTGCCATTAGAAAGCCCCTTAGCTGTGTGCGTAGATAACGCCATGTTTCAGGTTGATGTCCTGCTTAACCATCAAGCCCATAGCGCCCCAAGTACGCCAGATATAATCTGAGTTGTAGAACGGACGTGGATCCGCAACGGTGCCGATTGCCTGACCAACAACCGGAGCAATAACACCAGCGCCCAATGGAACAATCAGGATCTGGTTCCCAGTAAGCTGAGCATCTTCTTTGATTGCCGCAATACCAGACAGTTTGAGCAATTCCTGAAGAATGGTGCCTGATTGGTAGTTATCGCTGAAGAAGCGCTCCAAGTTAGACATGATGTCACTGGATACATACCAAGTTTGCTGTGCATACATGCTGTTTGTGATTTTCAGCGTGTCGCGCAGCTTAATCGCAGCATTACGGATCTGCTCAGAAGTCGCAGTAGGAGAGGTAAAGTCAATGTTCAGGCCAGATGCGCCCAAATCAACCAGACCAACGCGATCATCATTCTTCAGGCCTTTCCATGTTTTGCCATCAAAGGTCACATAATTACCTTCGGAGTCACGGAAGCCGTTGAACATGTAATCCACGTACTGGCGGCGGACATCATCAACAGAACCTGCCTGAGCATCTGACAGAGAGGCCAGCGCAGAGCCTTTATTGAAGATTGGATCACGCCAATGGAACTTAAAACCAGAGTCATGCACTGGAACCATCGTTCCATCAAAGCTGTAGGCGCGGGCATCCAACGCTGCACCAATCTGACCAGACATTGAGGTATGAGCCCAACCACGTCCGCCGGTGCGAGCGTATTCATACACCGACTCTTCCAAGCGGACAGAACGCGACAGTGGGATCAGGTCATTCAGCAAAGTGAATTCAGTATTAGGCTCAAACTGCTCCAGAACTGTTTGGTCATAAGCACGGTATAAACGCTTAATGTCATCTACGGCATTAGCTGCATCTAAACGACCAGCATCTTCACGGATACCACGACTACGGCCAATAAAGTCTGCTGCTGCCTGTGCACCCTGCGCTCGGGCGGTCTTCAGTTCATTAAATTGAAGCTGGTTAACTTCGTAGTTGCCGGTCTCTTCACCCAGCTTTTTAGAGAATACAAACATTCAGGCTCTCCTTACTTAATCACGACACGCAGCAGATCACCCGCGGCAGTTGTGTATGCTTTGTCTTCTTCGACGAATGCGCGGATAGATTCACCGCTTGCGTGTGCTTTTACCTGCCCATCAGCAATTGAGAGCGGCTGGCCTTTTTTATACGTTCCGGCGGCGGCGCGGACGTTCAGGAACATCCCTTGCATTGGCTGGATGCCAACGACTAATTCACCAACAGGGATTGCGTCGTCGACTGTTTGGCAGCGCAGATAATCGTAATCAGCGACATATAGGATCGCCTCTTCGTTACCATCTACCGATGCGGTGAACTTACCAGTAACGAATGCACCGATAGTGCCTGGTTTCGTGGCCGCTGCCGCTGCACCTTCTCGATTGAGAACCGGGTTAGGGAATACGCCACCGGCGTGTATTACGTGCTTTCCGTCTTTAGCCATTTTTATTTACTCCGGCATGTCAGAAATTGAGGTATCAGCGCTATTGAAGTTGAACGCCGGATTGATTGGGGATGATGTCTGGCACTGGGCATACAGACCGTCCAGAGCGGCACCGTCTAATGCGTTAACGGCAACGTCCTCAAGAGAAAACTTAGCCTTTACCGCTGCACGCTTATCTGACTTTTCTTTGTCAGCGTTTGCCGATAGTTGGGTTTCAAGATTTGCCAGCTTTTCGTTTAGTGGCCCCACCGCCTTAGTCACTGCCGCCGTAATAGCATCTTCATTAATAGCGGTTGCCGCTGGCTTCATTTGCTCGTTGTAGGCATCCCAGACCTGATCGTCGGTCAGCCCGTCGGTTTTAACGCCCGCGACATTGAGCGCGGCGATCATCTTTTCTTTCATCGGGTTTAGTTCCTTATTTGTGGTTTTTACTTCTTCGTACTCGGTTGGTTTGCGCACGACTTCTACGGGGTCACCGACGAGAGTCACCTGCTCGTCTGAGATGAGATACTTTTGCTGATAGGATTTGCTGCCTTCGTGGAATACGAACTTGTCAGTCCAAATTGCATGTATCCAGCGGCGCGTTTCAGACGTCGAGTTCTGGTTAATCAGTTCATACAGGCGGCTACTGATGTCATCGAAAGAGAGGTCTGAGTTCGCAAACAGGTGAAATTTGATGTTATCTACCAGACTTGACCCTCGATAATCAGCGGCTTCTGACAGATTCACATGTTCAATATCAACGTCTTGTTTTTCGTTGCTTGCGTTAACAAAGATCCCCACGCCATCATCCGGCGTCGCAGCGCCCTGCTCATCAAGCAAGATGGCCACATGGTCGAATAGCATGTTGCGAGCCACCCACGTGTACTTCTTGCCTTTTGACTTGCCGCTATTCTTTTCACGTTGTAGCAACAAGCCTGTAGATACGTGAATAGGCTTGGCGTCGGCATTATTTGCCAACTCATCAAGGCGCTCTAAAACCCTCTTACCGTTATCGGTAGCCGATGCGAATCGCTTGTTGATGAACATATCCATGACGACGCGATCGCCATCTTTGCGGACATTCTCAGCCCATGCACCTACGTGGAATTTGTTTACCGCTCGCGGGTTATTAGCACTGACGTACTCGCCGCCAATTTTTGGATGTCCCAAAGGCATTTGGTTGCCTTCGAGTGTTTTAAAGCTTTTGTTAATTTCCTCAGCCGGATACAACCCGCCATTCATCACAACATCGTCAACGACAGGCACAACGCCGCGAATGACGATATGCTCGTCACCGTCGATGGTTTCAGTTGAGATATTTGCGGAGTTGATGGCGAGGGATTTTACATGAATACTCGAAAGCTTCACGTTGCGTCCTCATTGGTGGATTTCAGGCAATAAAAAAGGCCGCCTGAGCGACCTGTTTTACTTGATATTTCTACTTAAATTTTATATCCAGATAATCAATGGTTAATTTCTTGCTGGCATTAACATCAGCCCATGACCACTCACTATCATAAATTTTCTTCGGGTCTTGCCGTATCTCATCTGCAAAATTAGCGAGCGCATCAGCAATCATATCTGCCACCTCCAGAGAGGTTTTATCGAAATCTATTTCGCTGTCTTTTAGCATAACAACCTGTCCTTTAATCTCGCCATTAGATTGCAATGATTATACATTAAGCTGCTTCTGCTTTCGTCCACTGCTTGCGCTCTTTCGCCAACTTATCGACCAACCCTTCGTTAAATACACTGCCGTCGTCGTTGACTAGCACCGGTATCTGAGAGCAATAACAGTTGAAAGAATTACCCCCTTGCGAGTAGAACTCTCTCACTTCTTCCGTTGTGTAGGTTCGTCCATGCCGTGAGGCATGCCAGCTTCGTGTGGTGGCCTTTAGTGCAGATAGCCAAAGCAGTTTAGTTTTCAGTCCTAACCTATCAGCGGCGAAATCCGTTTCCATCCACTGAGCTTCACGCAGCGCGCCAACTTGCTCAGTCTGTGCAATGGTCTTGGCCTTACCCATCGACACATCAAGCCGCTTACTGATTATCCTTGCGGTCTCGCGGGGGTTAACACCTCGTCCGATCGCATCTGAAATCACGTTTGCTAAGTCAGCACGCGCAGCATCACTAATACCTTTCCAATCGCTATACGTTGATACATACGCCGCGGCTACCTGATTCTGATAAGCAGGAGACGACAGGAGAGCCTGCATAGTGGTTTGCTGTGCGTAGACTTGAGATTGTGCAGATAGGTTGGTGTAGGCGCTCTGTGTACCTCGTTCAAACTCAGTAGCTACGTAATCCAGAGCCCAAAGGTTGTTGCTCCCACCTTCTAGCAGGTAGTCATCAAGAATTAGCTGCATCCGCTCCAGTAGGTCAGCGAGTTGCTGAGCCGTCATGTCGTAGATGTAGGTACCTGCGTTTACTTGATATAGCGTGTCAGGCTGGCCTTCGTTGGTGCAGAGAATAAATCCCTGTTCACCGTTTGTTTCCCGCTCCCTACCAGTTAGCCTCTCATCGAATAGCCGCTTTAACGCCGCCTTAATGTCGTAGTAGCGCTGCTCAATGTCGCGGTACATCTTGTTTACTGCTCGGTAGGATTGAGTCGGATCAGACTTGTTGCGAGGTATCACCGGATTTGGCGGTCGTTGTGTTGCCATCTTCCTCACCTGTTAGCGGGTCTATTTGGCTCTTTGTTGACTCATCAGCCCCAGTAGGCTCATCGGATACCTTGATTGGGTCGAGCTCACCAACGGCACGAACTTCATTCTCAGTCACTGCTGGAGTGCCGAAAGCGCTTCGTGTTTTATCTGCCACGTCAGCCATCGCCTTCATGTTCTCAATCTTGTCCTTTTCGCTCGGTGCAAGCTTGTCAGACCATACCAGCGTAACTTCTCCACCTTTCGGCGGGTCGATTACTCCAATCGCCCATAGGCGTTCGATGAGATTGGTAACGTACTGCGTCTGGAATCCCCAACGGCGGCCATTACATCGGTTAGCCCAGTCCTCTTTGTCTTCGCTGGATGCGAGGCGACCTGTCTGCTGCCCAAATAAGATAGTGAACGGACAGCGAATGGAGGCGGAAAACTCGTTCGCGGTAACTGTCCATGTCGGCGTTGGGTCGCCCGGAGTCACTGCGAGCACGTTCATCTTGCCAGCCTGCATCACAGCAGCTGAGTCAGTACCACGGTTGAGCTTGTTAACCTTATCGCTCATCGCCTCGCCGAGGTCTTTGTATCCGGCGTCTTTTGCTAGCTTTGAGATGTGCTCCATCTCGGTAGCAGCATCAAACTCAATACTTATCTGGCGACTGGCGTTCTTCAGGAATCCCTCTGCACTGCCGCCTGAAGTCTTCTCTAGGTCAAGAAGCTTGTTATATCCAGCTTTAAGCAGTGGAACGCCTGATAGGATGTTGTCGTCTTCTGAACCTTCACAAAGGATGATAACGCGATCTGGATGAATTCGCAGAGACTTAACCGGCCCTTGAATCTCATCATTACCGATTGGGCGCTCATCGAAGTTGTACATCTTCGGCTTGCCGTAGTTCGGTGATCGCGGGTCGCTATCCCATTCAGATACTGTGAGTTGCTTCTCCCATACTGGGATTAGGTTTTTCAGCGCGCCATCTTTCGTCTTTTTAACTTCAGATACGTCTACCGGCTCATTCCAGTCTTTATTGTCACTCACTTGAATGATTAGCGCTGAGTAGTGGCCTACCAAGTTCCGGCGGTCTGCATCTTTAATCTTTGCCCAGTAACGTTTGAGCAGCTTGGTTACCTGCTTCTCCCACGCAGTATCAACCTTGTTCTCGTTGCTAGGCTCACCCTCAACAATCGTTGGGTTATCTGACCAACAATCATCAAGAGTGCGGTGTACTGCTGCATGCGCAACGGCGTTGCGGTCGTATGCGCTGTAGTAGTCACGGAAAGTTGGGTTTCTCGGGTAGCCAAACTCTTCCCAGATATTCGTTCGCTTTGTATTTCCGCTCATACCGCCTGTGGCGTAGAGCATTCGATTCCTCACCGTCTCAGTGATGGAATTTACGAGCATTTCAAACTCGTCTTTGTTTTCGCTCACTGAGCACTCCTTAGAAGAAGAAGGAACCGACTTTCTTATGGTTGTTCTTCGCTACTGCGAAATAACGGAATCCGTCGGAACCGTGTGATGTGAAGTCATGAAGTGGTTTATCTTTCCAGCATCCGCGCTTGTCATCCCATTCTTTGCGGTAACCTTCCAGATGAGATATGCCCTCAGAGCACTTATCTTCATCGAAAACGCATCGCGGTAGGATTTCACGGACTGACTCAATGCCGGTATCAACACCAACCTTTGGCACGACTTTGAATGTCATCGTGTACATCTGCCCGTCAATCTCATAACCCTCTCTGGCCAGCTCGCGGCGAGACTTCGCATCTGAACCAAACTCACGGTTATCAATGTCATGCGGCCCCCAGTGTTCGCCGTACTCGTATCCTTTGTCCTTCAGCACCTTCATGTAGTGCCTCAAACCTTCGCCAGAGTTCTCGTAGTAGTCGATGACATGGAACTCTTCACCAACTTCACGCACGAACCAGATAGCCGTGGAGTCGCCCACGCCGATATCCCAGAACGTGTGAACCGGTAGGTGTGAGTTGTCTGGTAGCTTGCCGATTCGGCCATTCTCGTACAGCCAGCGGAATTGTTTGGCGTAATACGCGCCTTCAACTGACTGTTGGAATGCCTCAGAGGGTATCGAAGGATATTCACGCTTCATGTCGTCGCCGAGCGTTTTCTCTTTCGCGAGATACCACGCTTTCTGGCGCTCATTCAGCGCTATTCCGTACTTACCCTGTAGCTCAGCAAAGTATTCGCAGAGCCGTTCTGGTAGCTGCTCTACTGGGTCGATGGCATAGAGTGGATTCTTCCACCATGAGAAGAAGAAGAATTTCCAGTCGAGGTTAGATAATGCTTTCTTCTGTATCGCCGCTTTCTCCGCCGTTTGACAGTAGTCAAAGAAGTAGCCTGCGCGCCCCTCGGCAGTGCTCTCGATTGTCGTGAAGCAATCAGTGGATACCGCTTCGAAAGCACCAGTGACAATCTCACGGGCTTTGTCTGGATACTTAGCGCATATCTTCCCGAACTCGGAAACGTGCAGATAGCGCAACGTGCCGCCACGAAACGATGTGCTTACGTAGAGTGATCCGCCCTTTCTGAATACCAGCTCGCCGGCAGCATCATTGCTTGCGGGATTGGCCGCCTTTATCTCATCGGGTAACCGGTCATATGCATATTTAACCTTCTCCCTAAACAGGCGCTTGGCGTCATTCAGAGTGTGAGCAATCAATGCGCACTTGGCAGACTCGAACAACGCTGCATCCAACTGAATGATGCATACCTCAGTAGTGAAACCAAGCTGTCGAGCTTTCAGGATGATGTTGCGAGTGTGGATACCTTCGAAGTATTCGAGCTGTTCCGGCGTCATCTTGAAGCGTACTGGCTTACCTTCTTTATCGGTGATCCAGTAGAGATTGTTCAGTCGCCAGTGTTTATTGGATAGCAGTTTTATATGCTCAGGTTTCATTACGCCCCCTGAGACAGATCGTCCATTAGGTCAGATAGTTTCTTAACGGTGCTGTCGCCCTGCTCGTCGTCAATGTTGTACGCCTGACGCTCAAGGCCGATGAGATTCTTCAATGTTTCGCTGAGAGCCTTAGCTGCTTTAACTCGTTCAGGCATACCGATGATTGAGTGATAAATCTCGCTGAGCTTATCCTTCCCATTTTCATCTGGGTTAATCATCAACTCGCCGAGCTTACGCAGTGATGCAACATCAGCACATTCAGCGCCAAGCTCATCAAAGAGAGTGTTGGTGATGTCTCTGGCTTTTTTGATGTCGCCACGGTGAGCCATGCGGACGTTGGCAATGACCTCGGCATTGGCCTCAATAAGTATCCGTTCATTGGTAGCCGTTTCAATGGATACCTGTCTGGATACCTCACGTTTGGATACCAGTGCGTCAGCTTTAGCTTTTATCTTTGCCTTGAGGTCTCTCTCCCAACCTTCCTTCTTCGCTCGCTTGTTTATCGCCCCATGAGTAATTCCATGTTGTGAGGCAATTTCACGGATAGACATCAAACCAGCACGGTAAGCCGATTCGATGGCTTCCCAATCTGGTTTAACCATCTATTTATTCCTGCGCTTTATCTTCTTCCGCTACCGGCTTGAATGTGATTTCACTCAACTCATCCGGCTGAATGTATGTCCATGAGCCGTCATGTTCTGCAATAGCGAATAGACCGTTAACCAGTCTTGGCTCTTTTGTTGTCATGACGCCTTCGTATGTAGTTCCGTCTTTCTTTGTTGCTTTGACGTTGTACTTATCAGCCATGAAGATTCACCTCATCGCCTTCTGATACGATTTCTTTTTTGAAGCAAGAAACGACAAGCCATTTCCAATTCAGAAGCGCACCTATCACAAGCAAAGGCTTCATCCATGGCCTCAGCGAATATTTAACCCATATCTTGGATGTAATCATTGGAGTTTCCTGCTGATTTGTGAGTATCCGCCATCGGGCGTTATGTGAACTTATGCTGCAATATCGTGTGCCCTCAGTGAAAACACACTGTATTGCTCCATGATTCTTCTGCCACGGTTCATGTAACCGCCATGAGAGCGAGTGGTAATCGCTCGGCATTGGTCGTTATTGATGTCTCTGTACGCTCGCGGCTAGGAGAGGCACCGGTTATGGCTAATACAGAGATGCTGCGACAACCCTACGCAATTTGATTTGGTTCGCCAGCCTCGCCCCGCTTCGCAGAGGTGCTAACTGACTTACGGCTTACCCGTCAGCAAGAAAGTGATCGCCTCCTACGGGGTTACACAATCTGTTTCCTTGTCGGGGGAATTGGTAAGAGCCGTTGTGAAATTGGCTCTCTAACTATTTGTATTTGCAGCAAAGCGTAAATTTGCGCTTAGGCAGCCTTGTCTTGTAACTGGCTGGCAGCCCAAAGCCCAGCTATCCACTGAATGCCTTTTGGTGTGAACTTCACTTGTGTGAATGCGTGGCCGTTGTACTGGTTCTCGCCTGTCTTAACAGCGAATCGGCCTGCATCAAGGTGCTGGGAGTATGGGGTTAGCTTTCCAGCCAGCTTGTACATGATCCCGTTATCAATCAGAAACAGGCGGAAATCGTTTTCTTTTATCTTCAGAAGTTTTGCTGTCTCTCTAAACCCCATCAGCCCGGATGCTTCAACGTACTGATCAACAAATTCAGCCTTTGGTGCTGCTACTGCTAACTTATTTTCGAGAGCTGCGTTTTGTTCCGCGAGGTCAGCAGCAAGACGAAGCGCTTCCGGCAGTGTCTGCGGGATTTTGACCGGATGGCTTAAGCTCTGCTCCAGTTCCTGCCAGCGATCGACAAGTCTGGCAGTAAATTCAGGTGAAAGCTGAGCGACTACGATGATGCTGTCACGCTTACCTCTTTCACCCTCAAATACATAAACAGCTACCGGTCTGCCTGCCGTTTGCTTTTCCTCAATTTGAGGAGAAGCTATCGTGCCCCTTTCAACGAGGGTTTCGATTGTTCTTTTAACATTGTCGTGTCGTTTCTCTACCAGTTCTGAAATTTCAAGACTGGTAATAATTGCTGGGTGATCATTTACTGGATATTGCATGGCGAATACCTTCAAAAAAGAAACCTCTGTTCACCAGAACGCCCATACCCGATCGCACCATGCTTCGATGGAGTTCTCAGAGGTCGCTTTTGTGAATGGTTTCGGGGTTTACGATGCGCGGTGAAAGCGCGGTGAAATGCAGATGTAAAAAAGCCCCACCGAAGTGAGGCTCTATTGGGTGTTTGTTGCTGTTATTGTGTGCGAGGCCGTTTTTCTCTAATGGCCTTTTTAATCTGTTCACTTTCAACAATGCCTTTCTCGGCAAGGCTTTTCATAATCTCTGCATATTGCCGATAAATATTCTTACTATCGAATACGGCCATGAATCACTCCTATTGGCATTGGGTGCGGATATAACTCTGTAACCCATTAATCATTGTTTCGGATTGTCTGATTCGTTCGACGAGACTGAGATAATTGCGTTCAAACTCTGCATCATATCGGGGGCTGGTTGCATCAGGCTCGCCGGTGGCGGCGGTGGCTTCGGGCAGCTTTGGACAACTGGCAGCGATGCGCAGCCGCTTAGTGCCGTTACCAAGGTCAGTACGCAGACGCTCAATTTCACTTTTTGCATTGGCTAATTCCTGAGTGACTTTGATATCCAGTGCGGCGGCCTGTACTCGTTGTCGCTGGATGTTCTCGAGGTCTGCTTTCTGCTGGGTGACTACCTGAGTGATTTCTTTCAGTTCGGAACTAAGTGACTGCATCTGGCTTGTCGTGTACCACATGCCAACTAGTAGAGCGATGATGACCGAAAGTAACGCGGTGGTTAACTTGCTCATCTCTGACTCCAGGTGCAAACCTCATATTCAACGTCTCGCCGATTCATCAACCCTTTCCACTTCTTGCCACCGGCATAGACCCAGCGCTTTAGCTCATCACATGCTCCGGCATAGTCACCGGCGTTGAGCTTTTTCAGCATGGTGGACTTGATAAAGGCGTTGGCGCCAACGTTGTAGGAAAATGAGTAGATGGCGGCGAGCTGCGTTTCTGTAGTTTTAACTTTGATGCTCGGATTGACCTGCGCGGCGATCCGCTCTAAGTCAGCCTTGGTCAGCGCATCACACTCTGCATCTGAATATCGCTTGTTGAGAATAATGTCTTTCCCTGTGTGCCCATCGCAGACCGTGATGATTCCGACCACATCTTTGTAGGGAGCGTACTCTCGCCCCTCCAACCCACCGTTACCGCTTAGCATTACCGTTGCGATTGCAATGGCACCGCCACCGATAGCCGAGGCGATTTTATTTCTGAGCGCTGGAGACAATCCCATTAAGTCTGTCCTCCCGCTCTTTGCGTCGGTAATACCAGTTAACGCCGCAGGTAATGACTGTGCATGCTATACCGACAATGATCGCCCAGTCGCTTAGGCTGAGCCCTGCCATTTTGTCGGCCAACATCCACGATACCTCTTTTGTTGTTTCGGCATATGCCTTTGCAGAGACACCGCAGCCAGTCAGCGCCGTGCCTGTGACATATGAAAGTCTGCTATAAATTGTGCTCATTCTAGTCATAGCCTCACCTCCCCTGTGGGGTTAGGTGCTGTGTGTTTGTGTAGGGAATAGCGTCACCCGTATCCATGCCAATCTAGAGGATGTGTGAGTGCGGTTGGTTGGTTTTGGATGACGCTAAATGCAAGAAAGCCCCGAGCTATTAACTCAGGGCTTGAAATTGATACCGACCTTCCAGCCGGTTAGGTGGGGATGGCAGTCAATGAGACGAACTTACCCACTGTGCGATTGTTTTTCTGGCGTCGCACCGGTTATCCAGAAAATAATTGTGGTGGCCGGTGCTGAACTCCAGCATAACTACCGTTTCAATGAGTAGCTGTTTCACGCGCATCAGCCTGCGCATTCACCACAACTGTCATGAGTACTGCCAAGCACCACATCGTTGAGCCTTGGAGGTTATCGAATCAATACTCATGCAGTTGTGCAGCACACCAAACGCTCCGGTTTACCCTTCTTCGCTGAGTGATGTGCTGAATAGAAAAAGTGCCGAAGCATGCTTAAGACACACTATCGACACCTTACGCTTTAATGATTGCTCATTTGTTCAGTGATGTCAACACGATTATGCTACTTTTCGAACTTTAGCTACACGTTTGCGATTTTTAAACGCATTTTGTAGCGGCTGATAGAGCATAAACAGTGATGCATCGAGAACGTCATTCACCTCTCTGCGACAAGTTGATAGCGATGGTCGGCGCATCCGATTTCCACCACGCGTTGGGGTTTTGCGAGGAATTGCACTCTTGTGCATGTAGACTGCAATTGAGTAGCGAGATGACCCGTGTGAGTAGTAACTAAGCAGGATACCGAAAGCCCTTTTATCGATGTACATGACAGAATCTACGACCTGAGAAATCAATTTTCCGTCATCATCATTGCACATTGGGCGCGTCGGTGTTCCGCTTGGCTCTACGGTTGCCATGTATTGAGCTATAACGCTGCTCATGCGTTTCTCTAATCGACCTGAGTAAACCCATGCGCCCCACAGTTCCAGCCAGCCATTAATCCAATCATGCTGTTCTTTGGTGAGTTCCAACTGCCTTATGTTCATGCCGCCCTCTCATTTGGATGAACTACGCCGGCGAACTTATCGCGATGAGTGTCAAATACAACCTTGTGCACACTGAGTAACTTATCGTTTCTGAATACCTGAAGGCCGGTATTGAACTGAACGACCGAGTAGTGATCTCCCTTTCCAGTCATTTCCCGTTTGCGCCGCCGCTCTCGCGCAGTAGCAATTGCTTCTTTAAGATTCATGCAGCCTCCTGATTTAACGCCTTAAGTTTCGCTTTGTACTCGTCTCTAATGCGCTCAAGGTCCTTCCGCGTGTAATGACGAGCCTCATGAGGCCCCATAAGCCTGTTGAACCGCTCAGTGCCAATTTTCGCAATTAGATTGGGCTGGTATCCGGCGATGTTTCCCGAGAGGTGGTTATTACATGGGGCGCACTGCTTGTGGCAATTGTCCTCATCGAACCTCAACTCTGGGTTGCCGCCAACGGTGCGAAAGTGTCCGGCGTGGTATTGCCCATTATGAAAACGCCCACAACTGATACATGGCTCTGCTGAGTCACGTTCTCGGATGTAGGCGTTGAATTCGGTTTGGGCTTGTTTTGCGAAGTAACTGAGGGGTTTTACTGATAACTTTCTGATTTTAAGTTTGTCTTTATTTTTCTTCTGCTCTTGTCGTCGCTTGGTTTCCAGTTCTTTTAAAGCCTTTTCTCGATTCTTTTGATTAACTCTAATCCCTAACTCTGCCCCATGTTCTGGGCAGCACCATCGTTCATTCTGGAAGCGGGGAATGAACCACTCCCTACAGATTGCGCATTTACGTCTAGACATGTCTATCTCCAGATTTTGGATGTCTGTATTTTGGAATTGGGTAGGTAATTTGATTCAGGGAGAAGTGCTTGAACGAACCAGTGACGATTGTCTGCTGATAGTGATTTGGTAGCCTGAACTCCGTTATTTTTGTATCTAGTGAGTAATTGATTAGCTTCTTCTGTGGTCATTGGTTCGTGTGTGAACCACGTTAGCTTCATCTGTACCTCATATTTCAAATGCCATCTGAACACTAAACCGATCTTTCTCGGGGCAATAATTTAGAGAGGATGCGGAGTTAAAAGCCTCTATTCGCTCAACAAGGACTGCTGCACGTGTTTCTTTGGATGCAGGAGCGTAAGCGCTTTTGTTCCACGCTTTATCTATTCCAATATTTCTTGCAACATTAGTGCTATCAGCTGATGAAAGTGGGATGTGTTGAAAGATGGTTTTGTTGAGCATTCGCAATCCGTGTAACTTGCAAATTGGATAACCGTTTTCATCAACAACATTCTTGAGTAAATCACGTAGCTTCATTACACACTTTCGTGGTTTCTTTGCGTCGTACTCCCCCATACTTCCGATCGCGACTCTTGGATATTCGTGACAAAGTCGGATAAACCGTTCGTCAGGCTCATTCATATGCCAGACAGGAACACCGACAACCTTTCCGTGCGGCCACTGTTCAATTAGTGCATCGTTCTCTTCTGCTGAACCTCCGATCACATCGGGAATAACGGCAAACGAAAAGCGAGGATGATTCATCCAGCGCGCCACGAATTCGTAATAGTCATCCCATGTTTCGCGGGATGTTTTTGATTTATCCCAAAAAGTGAATGCTCCGTTATCGAGTGCGAATGATTGACTAACTTCGCTAGCGAGCTTTAATTGCCCCGGATTTGCAAAGCTAATAAACGCATGACGCCCCTTCCATGCTTTGAGTGCGCATGTATCAGGGGTTATAGGTCCGCCGTGATAATGAATCATGATTTATCCTATGCGGCCTCCGGTGGCTCGGGGTCAGCACTTGATACAAGCAGCGGCTCGACACCAGTCTCAAAGAAGCTCAACTTCCCTTTCATGGGTATGAACGGCAGTGTTTTGGCATCGGCCAGTACAAAGCCTTTCTCACCAAAGAACCATGGAGAATCACTTTCTTCTACGCAGTCGGTAATGGTCGCAATGCCAACAATGCCACCGGTCTGTAGTTGATCGATTGGTGGAAGCGGTATCCCATGCCCCAAGAGTTTATGGTGAATAAGATTGCTCGCCCTCGCGTACTCGATAGACTTAACTCCCTGTGACGCGTGAATCAGTACAGTGCCGCGGTATTTGGTGCGCCAACTGCGGTTCTCAATATCTTTGTAGCCATTGACTATTAGCCAAGCCCACGGCTGCCTGATGCTTATTGCTTTCATGCTGCTGAACTCCTGTTGTGTTGTTGAGCCCAGCGCATCGCGGCTATGGCATCATCACCGAACTTAACGTTATGCTCTGCACCAAACGCCTGTATCAGTTCTATCAGGTCGCGCATTTCACCCACAGTCATCCGACTAGTTGATTGACCAAGAACAACGAACCCACCCTCGATACCCGGTGCGGAGCGCTGGCCTTTGAGTGATGCGGTGAATATGTGCTTCCAATCTTCGCTACTGAGCGTTAAACCATGCCAAACGACTTGCTCGCTAATATCGTTCAGCATTGCCCATAGGCGCGCATTCTGGTCTAGGGTTCTGGTTCGCTCTTGGATTGTTACTACGAGGGGTGAATCTGGATTAATTGGAAGTGACTGGATGAACTGGATGGCGTTTTGCTGTCGGTGTCGGTCTATCAGAAAATAGGCCTGTTTATTCATGATTACCTCCCATCAGCACGACCATAACCTTTGACCATGCAATGATTGTTTATGTAAACAGCGGTTGTGTTTAGCTCTTTAGCTAGCCGCTCTTCGCAGTCTTTGCGGTCTGATTCTCCAGCCAATCCTGCGATAAATAGCAGAGCAGCAATGCCAGCACCCCAGCATAAAATTTGAAACGCCAGTTTCATCACTCCCCCTTAACCTTGATGCCAGCGGCGCGGATCGCCTCGGCGCATTGCTCCAACCCGGTGTTGAATCCAAGCTCGTGATCGGACAGAGTTTCTTCGTAGTCACGATGGTCTGGGAGTTGAACCTCCACCGCCTCGCGGCTTGCTTGCCATGCCAGCCACGCTAACTCCTTAGTCGTCGAGTATTTCCAGCAATAATTAGGTGCCCACGCCTCAAACTGTTCACGACTTGTCATGACTATCTCCATCAGAAAAAACGTACCGTTGAGCCTTTCATCCAACCAGAACAAACAACGCCTTTAACATCGCGTCCAGTCGAACTCTTGGCGATAAACTCAGTCGAAAACTGATCGTTCTCACTGCACCCTAACCATGAGTACCCGCCGATACGGATGTCGGTATACCCATTATCCTGAAGTACCTTTGTTGCCTCGGTTGGGTCTGTGCATCCTGCTAGTAGCAATGCGCCTATGAGTATTAATTTATTCATGACTATCTCCTACCAGCTGCAACACGCTGTGTTTGTATTCGTTGAAATCATCCGCAGTGATGCCTGGTACCATGCAGTCACCAAAAACAACTTCTCCATCATGGGTAAGAACAAAGCGGAACTGTTTGAAATACGAAACTGATATTTCTTTTGTTGGGCCGCCGTTTGGAACTGAGGATGGGAATTCTGGAAAGTGTTTGATTAGGTATTCAATGGCATCCGTTCGCTCTATGGCATCACGATAGTTCATAAACATCAGAAGCCTCCTTGTATTGATAGCGTGAGTTCATCAACGCCACGCATCTCTTGCGTATCAGTTTCAAAGGCATCTGCTCGCCAAGAATCAACGCGATCAACCATTCCATCGTAGTGCGTCTCACATGATGTGAATCCGTGATACGTGAGGCCGTCGCCGTATTCGAGATACTGATGACACATACAACACTTGCTCATTGCTTACCTCTGCGCGGTAGGTTTAGCTTTTTGCGAATATCTGCAATTTTCTGTAGCCCAGCTTCATTGCTGATCGGAATGTGTAGCTTTTCCAACTGAACAACCGGCTTTGGTATTTCTTCACCAGACTCAATGCGCCGCCCCATGATCACCAACTCTTCAGTGCAACTCTTGCGGAGTTCTGATTCAGACTGGTTCTTGCCGCGCATCTGCGAATATAACTTTGTCACCATCCAGTAAGTCGCGTTGCTAGGCCACGGATACGACTCAGGTGACGAATACAAGCCACGGTTAGCGCAGTACTCCATCACTAGGCCATACAGCTCTTCGCTGCTGGGCAAGCCGTTAGCTTTCAGAACACCTTGCTTGCACCATGCGATAAATTGACCGGGTGAAGGCCAGAACGGAGACTCACTTGATCGCGCATGCTGCATCCCCGCAGATAGCTGCTCTCTGGTTCGAATTCCATTTTCAGCGAATGCAGCAATCCACTGTTTTTTTGCCGCGTTCTCGTCTTCAGGCCTACGCAGGTTGGTTTGGCTTGCTGCTGGGAAAACCTGCTTTAGCTGGCGAAACAGAGCATCAACCAAGTTTTCAGCATCTGGATTAACTACCCCCTGCATTGCCTGTGTTGTTGGGTTAGACATTCTGGCCAGCGCCGAACCATCTCGGTTTGCGATAGCGCTCATCAGTCGATGTGTCATATGAAATCCTCCCATGACTCTCTGCTGTTCCAGTGCGGTACCGGATCAGCGTTTGGTCGTTGGCTTCGGTTTGGTTTGCCCATCTGGGCAGATAGGGTTCCCCATTTTTTCCGCAGAGCTGCCGGGGATAGGATGTTTGAGCACCAGAACGAATCTCGGTTTGCCCAGAGAAATAACTCACAAATCTCTTTGTGCGTTCGGTTGTCTTGCTGTCTCATCAGTCGAACTACGTTTGCCCAGTCCGCCCAGTTGGGTTCTTTTGCTGATGCATCAACCACGCAGACCTTCTCGTAAATCCAGCGACTAGCCCTATCGTCTTCTTCAGTCCCCCACTTGGATCCAGTGGCTGAGTAAACAAACGCATCTGGATGAGCTGAGAGAAACTTTGAAATGGGCTTGTCAGGTGATTCGAGAGAATCATCGGACGAAGGGTTTTTATTACTGTTCTTGTTCTTGTATTGGGTGTCTACCGTTTTCGGGAACCTTTTTCCTGATTCTGGGAAGGATTTTCCCGTTTTCGGGAATTTTCTTCCCGTTTCCGGTTTGTCTAAAATCCAGTCAGATAATTCGGTGTTTACCCCAACAAGTTTCATCATTCCCTGCTTCTGGCTAAAGATAATTTTCCTCTCTGCTAAAGCCTTGAGAGCGTCCGATACATGCGTGTCGCTCAAACCTGTCAGCTCGGCGATTACCGTGTTCGTCACCCTGTCCTGTTTCTTGTTCCATCCGTAGGTGAGCCAGATCACCGCCTCGAAACATTGCCATTCCCTGCCTGACATCCTGAGGCGCGGTTTAAGCTGCTGTATCTCGTTGGCGACCTTTGTGTACCCATTGGACAGGTCAGCCATACGCCCCCCTGTTTGTTCTGTTTTCTTGGGAAATCTTATTATCTCTGCGGTATTCATTCTGAATCCTCCACTTCGTAATCAGTGAAGTAACCTTTGGACATGGCGATGAATCGTGTCTCTGTCACTGTGTATGCTTTCCTGCCTTTCCTCTCTCGCCCTTCAGGGTCAATAAGATGACAGGCATAAATAATTCGCCGTTGCCACTTACCCGGCATTTCAGCGACAGAAAGAACCTCTAGGATTCTTTTTCCTTCAGCGTCGGCGGTATAAACCATCTGATCACCATAACCACAATCAGCTGGCTCAGATGTTTTTCTACATCCACCAATCCACCGCTCATCAGTAGTGACATCGCCGTTGTATGACTGGTAATCAGTGGTGATAAATATAAATGGATAAACGGTTTCAAACTTATCGCCGCTCCGTAGATCAATGTTTACTTGTTTAGTTTGTCCTGACATAATTACTCCTGTGAATTGATCCAGTACTAGAAAGTCATAGTGATCTGTGAATCCCCATCTGTTGGCGCGGCTGGGGATTTTTTCTTTCCAATCGTTTTGTATAAGTCCTGCAATGCTCGCCCTATCGGACTCACCTCAGCAGCAATCCCTAAAGCACATATAACCGATGCTACGAAGCGCCAGTCAGTTCGGCTTAGCTTCGATTCATGACAGCCAATCATCTTTGCCATGCCTCGCTGGGTAAGCTGTGAGATACCAATAAGTACATCTGTTTCTGCACGATCAACATCGCGCGGGTTTAACTTGCTATGAGTTGCATGTTCCATTTGTGATACTTCCTTTGTTGAATAAATAGTTACACCACCGTTTAGGTGGTTGGGGTTTCCCCACATTGCGGCAGGGAGGCCATGACTGTTAAAGAGCGGTGTTGCTTAAATTTCTGCTTTTTTGGCTGTGCTTGGGAATGGGCGAATCTCTTCACCCTTAACGCTTCCATCTGGCTGCACTGTCACAAAAATATGACGACCAGCGCGAATGGCTTTACTAATTGCACATTGGATCACACCAAAGTCACTAGCGGCCTTTGCCTGTCCGTGAATTTTGGCGTAGTCAGCTAAAGTCATTTTGTTCATAGGCTCACTCCATTTTCTTTTCACACAAAGAATACTACAGGTATTCATGTAGCGCAATACGCCAGATATTTCGCATTAAATACTATCGCTATTACAATATGAGTATGGAAACTAAAAAGGTACTGACGACAGAACAGCTTGAAGACGCTAAGCGACTGAAAGCTTTGTATGAGTCAAAGAAAAAAACGTTAGGTGTGACTCAATACACCATCGCTGACGAACTCGGTATCTCTCAGGGCGCAGTTGGTCACTACCTAAACGGCAGAAATGCCCTTAATGCACCTATCGCGTCGGGATTTGCTAAAATCCTGCAAGTTCCAATTTCTGATTTCAGCCCTGCTATTGCTAGGGAGGTTGCCGAGTATGCGGCCTCTAACAGCGAGTCTGAATTAGCTGCTAATTCAGTGATGAAAGGTTATGAATACCCTCTATTCACCAGTGTTCAGGCGGGGTCATTCGGCGCAGTTGGTTCTTACACAGAGCAAGATGCTAAGGACTGGATTGGCACAACCAAAAAAGCTAGTGACATGGCTTTCTGGCTTGTTGTTGAGGGTCACTCAATGACAGCTCCAACTGGCAGTCGCCCCAGCTTCCCCGAGGGGATGCTAATCCTTGTAGATCCTGCTGAGGACGTTGCTTCTGGCGATTATTGTGTTGCTGGGATTGATAACGACACGGCTGTGACATTCAAGCGATTTGTCATTGAAGATGGTAAGCCTTGGCTTGAGCCACTCAACCCTAACCCGCGTTACCAGAGCTTAGAGTGCGGAATTAATTGCCGCATTATTGGGAAGGTGATTAAAGCCCAGTGGCCTGAGGATACGTTTTAGGGGAGGAGGCTTATTGTGAGAGTGCAAATTCCGTGGTTGTGTCCACATATTCAGAGATTAAAAACCAAGCCTCATAATTTTATTTAATAGGTGAACAAATGAGTACCAAAGAAATTCAAATCCCGAAAGCAGGTGAAATTTCTGAGTCATCTAACTATTTTGAAGCAAAAGCTGACACTATTGTTACAGTTGGTACTAACGTCGAAGGGGATGAGATCACTACCTTTATTTTTCTAGACAACTATCCGGTTATTGAGTACGAGAACGGCGAGTTAACAGTCACTAGAATTGAGAAACGAAAAGTTGCTGCCATAAGCGTTGGGAAAAATAAAGCTAGAATGTTTTATGAGTCACTTAAAGAAACCTACGAAAGCGAGTAACTACAGGGAAATTTAATGACTTTTTGGACAGATTCACCATCAGAGCCTAAAGGTAAATTAGTTGTCGCATTTAGTGATAATAAAGGCTCATCCATTGGAGTAGAGTTTTCGTCAACAACACAGAAAAGCGCAACAACCATCATGGGGATCTGTACCTCTGCGCTTGGTGGTGAAGCTGGAAAACTTGTAACATCTACGAGTTCGAGCGATACTTCATCAAGATCATCAGGTGGAGGCGACAATATGGAGACAAGGTTATCAGTTCTCGAGGCTGAAGTTTCTCACATCAAAAATGATGTCTCAGACTTAAAAAGCAAAGTTTCCTCCATTGAAACTACAGTTAATTCAGTAGACAAGAACATTGCTGTAATTCTTGAGAAGCTAGATGGAATAAAAGATTCTGTCTCAAAAAAACCATCTACCGATGCAGTTGAAAAGCGTATTTCTGAGGCAAAACTAGCAGTTATTCTATCTGTTCCAGCAATAATAGCGGTTGGTACTGCCATTTATAAAGTATTTATGTTCCTTTACCATCAGAACAACCCTGCGTAAATAAAACCCCGCCGCCGAGCGGGGTTTTTATTGCTCTACGAACGCCAGCCTTCCGCATCCCTCTTTTTCTCAAGTTGCTGAACCCTCTCGAAATCCTTTCTCTTTTTCATGATTATGATCAGCTGATAATAACCATAATGAGAAGGTGTATAAAATTCCAAAGGGCTTTTCTTACCTAACACCTCCTCATATTCCTTAGCCTGAGAATCATGTTTTTCTTTTAACGCGGGTAAAGCAAGCTCTGCAAGCGCAACATGCTGTTCGCATAGTTGTACCGCTCTTTCAAGATTATCTCCTTCTTCTCGTAGCCTGTAATGCTTCTTAATCTGCTCCTGAAGTTTGAAGTGAATATCCACGATCTGCTCTGCACTCAACCATCTCAGCTTATCCACCCACTCTTTTGTATCCATACCCCCTCCATTTTTTGGCTCACTTTATCATCTAATTGCTAATGGAATCCCCAAAAAAAATAAAAACACATAAAAATCAATACTTAAGATATTTTTTACTCCAATTGAATACTTTAGGTATTTACACAGATAAATATCGCTAGTATTCTTAACTCCATCAACACGGCAGGACGCACTAACCAACAGGAAGTTGGATGCTCTTTAACAATCAGAAGGTATGCCGAGAGGTGTACACCAAAGTTAAGTTGGCTTTGGGGTGTGGTGTAGGTGTCCTCAAGCGAGGTGCAACGCTAGCAGTGTGATAAGACCTGATAAACCGGCTGGGCAGATTGTTGTTTGCCAATACAGAAAATTGGGCGCTCAGGAAGTAAGTGAGAGTGGCGACTCAGTGCCTACCCACCACACCACCAAAGCTAACTAACGGAGAAATCCATGAACGCAAAACAACGCTGTAAATTACGCCGTTTAGAACGCCGTAGTGAAGAGAGAAATTCAGCCAATGCAGAGCGCCGGTTGGCACGAAAAATCGCTACCACGCTCTCTGGATGCTCAGAGAGAACAGTAAAAGCACTATCGCTACCGACACCAGTTGTTAGAGGTGAAGAAGAGGTAACCGGTTCGTACTGCTTGCCACAGGTAGCAATATTCGCCGCAGGACACCGTAAGAGTGAAAATATCACCGCGAGATAATGAGAGTGAAATGCAGAAAAATTGATTTGAATTATGTTAATTCGGTCCTTCTTTACCATCCTGATACAGGAGTTTTCATCTGGAAGCGCAGAGAAACTAAAATGTTTAGCAATCCAAACTATGCAAACCCTTGGAATGCTAGATTTGCTGGTAAAAAAGCAGGAAGTATTAAATCAACTGGCTATGTCTACATACGCTTAAATAATAAATTGTGGCTTGCTCATCGGCTGGCATGGGTCATCTATAACCAGATTGATATTGGAGAACAACTAGTTATAGATCACATAAACCATAACCCATCAGATAATAGGATTATAAATCTGAGAGTGGTTAGTCAATCAGAAAACATGAAAAACATGCCTTTACTAGCAATAAATAAAAGTGGATGCCATGGGGTTTACTACTGCAAGAACAAAGAAAAGTGGGCGGCACAAATGCTGATAGATGGAACCAATAGGCATCTAGGGTATTTCAGCGATATTAATGAAGCTATAGAAAAAAGGAAATCCACAGAAATAGCTAATGGATTTCATGCTAATCACGGAAAACAGTAAGCAGATAGCAATAAATCATACTGCTTTCTATAGGTAAGCGAGAACGTTACAGCGAGGTAATTATCTACCCCGCAGATTCAATTAAGGAAGGGATTCCATAACGCGACTGAGTTCTCTCCCACCGAACTCCGCAAGCCAGCCACAGGAGGCGCAATGGTAAGGCATGTCCCCAAAGTCACTCCCGACTTGTTTAAAACAGTTGGGACAATAAACCGCCCTCACATACCCACCAGAGGGTTCTTTTCGAAAGGCCGCAGTGCGGTGAAAGATAAACTCATCCTTTGCCCTGTTAGCCGCTACTTCCTTAGAAAGCTCTGCAATCTTTATATTTGCCTCGGCCAATTCTTTCTCGGTCGCAGCATGGGCTTTTTGAAGTACGTCCATTTGCTCGTAAATGAAGGCGAGACGCTCCCGAAGGACGGCGTTACTTTGCACAGCCGAAACGGAATCGATAGCGCTTTGAATCGACGTGATAACCAATCCAAAATCCATGAATAATTCATCCTAAAACGTTGGGGTGGATAAATTATATTCGAATTCCTTACGTTGGGGAACGAAGGAACCACTGCTGCCTGAGGTGGTTAAGACAGTACAGGCACTCATTATTGGCGCAGATAAAGGGGCGCCAGAAGATTCGCGGGAAGAGCATTCCCTTAATTTAGAGAGGTAGGTATGGAATTTGAAAAGCGCTGGATGGGGATCTTTCGCGAGGCTAAAAACGAATATCGCGAGAAGGCAATTCGCTTCAGAGAATGCGACACAATGCGTCGATGCTACGTCGAGTTGGCTTGGAAAAATAGAGCTAGTCAGTGTGAGTGCAAAATCAAAATGCTACAGGTCGCTAAGGCGGCCATTAGCATTCCCTTAATTTAGAGAGGTAGGTATGAGCGGTACAAAAACCATGAATGACTGGCTAAATGAGGCCAGAGCGCCGAGATTTGAAGATCGCTGGTACTTCAATCGCCGAGTGATTTGCGCAGATGGTTATAGCGTGTCAATTCAGGCTAGTGATTCTGCATACTGCCAGCCTCGAAGCGACTTTAAAGATATTGCTATGTATCACTCTTTTGAGCTTGGATTTCCGAGTGAAAAAGACGAAATCATTATGGATTGGTGTGAAGACGTTCAAGATCCGACAGGTACCGTTTACGCTTATGTCCCTCGGAATGTCGTTGAGAAGTTGATTGAGAAACACGGTGGAATTACAGCTCTACATGACAGTGTGGACGCAGATTAACAGGCCGCCTAGCGGTCTTTTTTATACCCAGAATGGAGATAGATATGACAACTGTACGTTTAACAAATGCTATTCGTGATGAAATTGCCAAAAAAGCATTAGAAAAGTCAGGCATCGAAGAAGAGCTAAAGCAGCATGCAAAAGAGGTTCAGCAATTCTCCTTTGATGTAAGAACTTACCTACTCGGTGGAGAGAAGGTAGTTCAAGAAATTGAATCTCAGCTAAAAAAAATCAGAACTAACATAGCTGTGATAAACAAACACAACATTTGCGAAATTTATTTGTCTTCCTGCGATAACTGGTCGTTCAGAGTCTCATTTGGTGGAATGCAAACACGTCTCAATTTTGGTCAGGACGAAAAAGGCGATCCCATTTACATGGTTACCCCATCCACAGATAAAGCCTTGTTAGCTGGTGATCATGAACTCAGTAAGCGATTCATGGAGTTGGAAAGCAAGGGTGCACAACTAAACAGCAAAAGAGAGGAAGTTAAAAACAACGTTTACGCGGCACTGAAATCAGTCACCTCAGTAAAACGTCTTCTTGAGGTGTGGCCTGAAGCAAAAGAGCTACTTCCTAAAACAGATGATATTGTCCGAGCAACACTTCCATCCGTAAAGGTTGAAGACCTGAACAAGATGATTGGCCTACCAACTGAAACTCAATCAGCAGCGTAATGTCGAGTAATGCACCTAGCAGGTATTCACTGAGTATCTGCTGTAAGCAATTCTCTGAGCGTCACCTGCCAGCTCAATACGATGATAGGCAGATAGATAATGGGGTGAGTTATGTAGCCTGTAACGCTGGCGAGCGAATACGTATCCACACGGAGTTTTGATTTTGCCCCTCTCGTTAGGGGCTTTTTTATGGCTGGAGGAAAGCATGGCTCGTTTCTTACAAATTGAGATGCCCGACGCAAGCAAGTGGGCTGTTCCGGTGCAGAAGATTGCAGAACATCGCGCCGCTCACTATGCGCATGAGTTTGATGGGGATTTACAACGCAGCTTGGATGAAGACACGCTGCCGCTTTTTGCTGGGTCTGACTATGACATTGAAGACTGGGCAATTAACAACATGAACTTTAGCGATTTTGCTGGAATCGCCGTATGCACACAGCTTCCTAATGTTGATTACGAAGAAGGTTGGTGCAACGGAGAAAAGGAAATCGTCGAAATCCCAGCCGCTTAAATGCGGCTTTTTTATACCCAGAATGGAGATAGATATGAAGCACACACTAAAAGTTTATAAAGATTCCAAAGAATACCCTGATTACATGAAAGTCCGTTTTGATAAAACAAGCATAGGTAAATCATTCCTGTTTAATGGTCACCGATGGGCGTATGAGCATAGTACATTCGATGATTCTGGCAATTACGACCTGCTTTATCGTTTCGACGATGAGCCATACCCAGAGGAAAAATCAAATTCTGTAGATGAATTAACTGCTCGCGATTACTTCGCATCGAAGGCGCTCGGCCTGTGTTATGCGGACTACCTTAACTACGCCGCTGAGAATGGTGTTCAAGAAGGCTGGAGAGATGGCGTAGCGAAGGATGCTTATCTAATGGCCGACGCAATGTTAAAAGCCCGTGACGAGTAATGCACCTAGCAGGTATTCACTGAGTATCTGCTGTGAGCAATCCCGCTCATAACTGGAGAATGACTGTTCTCTGGTTAGATGACACGTTTTGCCCCTCTCGTTAGGGGCTTTTTTATACCCAGATTTCAGGCAAAAAAAAGACCTGATACGGATGCAGGGTATCAGGTCTAAAAAGGCCATATAGCGATATATGACAAGTCAAAGCCCACTTCTGGGGTGGATGCCAATTATATCAGTTTATCCATAGTGATTTTGTGCTTATGCCTGTTGTTCATAAAGCGTTGATATACCCCATCTAAACAAACTAATTCATCGCAAAGCGTAGGCGTTTTGCAATGAAACCAACGAAGGAGATCGCCAGTGAGCGAGATTACAGATTTAGTCGTCATTGAGAAGACCAATGCTCTAGCGGTCTTCACCAGCCAAGAGCAGCTAGACCCACTTATTGAGGCTATCGAGAAAGAGGCTCGCAGTCTGGTGCCGGACTTATCGACAAAGAAAGGACGAGACGCTATCGCATCTATGGCGCATAAAGTTGCCCGTTCGAAAACCTATATCGACAACGCTGGCAAAGACCTTGTTGCCGAGCTAAAGGCGCTACCAAAGCAGATTGATGAAAGTCGCCGATTAGTGCGTGAGCGGCTCGATGCGCTTAAGGATGAGGTTCGCCGACCACTTACAGAGTGGGAAGCTGAGCAGGAGCGTATCAAGGCCGAGGAAGCCATGAATTCCATGCATGAAGAAGCGCTGGTAATGAATGCAGAGTTCGACCACCAACGCGCAGCAAAGATTGAAGCCGATCATGAAATGGCTTTGCTTATGAACGAGAAGATTGACCGCGAACGAGAAGAAGCACGACAGAAAGCAGAGCAAGCCAAACGCGAGCATGAAGAACGCATTAAACGTGAGGCCGAAGAGAAAGCTCGGCGCGAAGCAGACGAAGCGGCAAAGCGTGAAATCGAAGCGGCAGCGGCTAGAGAGCGTGAAGCTCTTTTAGCAAAAGAACTTGCGGAACGTGAGCGCATCGAATCTGAGCAGCGAGCCGAACGCGAGAAGAAAGAAGCTTTAGCAAAAGCAGAACGTGAGCGCATCGCCGCCGAGGAAAAGGCTCAGCGTGAAAAAGAAGAAGCCATTCAGCGTGAACGCGCAGCGGCAGAGGCTAGAGAGCAGGCTCGATTAGCTGAAGAAAAGCGCATCAAGGATGAAGAAGCTCGCCGCGCAGCTGATAAAGAACACCGCAAAACAATAAACAACAAAGCACTACAAGACCTTATCGCCGCAGGTGTGCCGGAAGAATGCGCCAAGCTGTGCATCACGGCTATAGCCAAAGGCAACATCACCGCAATCAGCATCAACTACTAATCAATCAAACAGGAGTAACCCCATGCAAGAACTCAGCTTTGCAGGGTGCCCTCGCATGGGCACTCTTCGCGAATCACAACTAGACCGCATCGTTCGTATCGTCACTCAATTCTTCTCACCACTCTGGAGCAAATAACTATGACTGATTTCATGAGAGAACCACGCCGGATCCAAGCGGTGAGAGCTTGTCGATTTCTGCGCTGGGTTAAACGACTTCCGGTAGTTAAGCACTTATTCATCAAAGGTGATCCGTTATGAACATCACATGCACATCGTTCGCTAGCAAGCATGGAGTACGTCAAGGCGAGTTCGTAATGGAGCTGCAAGGCGTTTCTATAGCTGAGCTACCAAACAGCGAGAAAGAGCTTAGAGAGCTTCTGGCGGGTATGGATATTCAGACTATTTGTGAATACCTGAATGACATGGGCTTCACGGTAACCAATAAACAGGCGGCAGCATGAACCAAACAATAGACCCACTGGAACAGCAGCTAATCCAGTGGATGCGTTCCCCAGAGATGATTCCGGTTATGAACGACCAGATTGCTCAACTAGAAGCGGTGGCAGATCACCGTACAAACATGCAAGAGAAAAGGATGGGAATTAATGAGTGTGCTCAGAGTTATTGATACAGAGACATGCGGGTTGAATGGCGGTGTTGTTGAGGTGGCAAGTGTGGATATTGATTACTCCTTAGCCATCATCAATCCAATGAGTGATTTCGTTAAACCAGACCGCCCTATCGAATTTAGCGCCATGGCCATTCATCACATCACAGAGGATATCGTTGCTGATAAGCCATTGATTGATGATGTGGTTGGTCGCTATCAAGGTGCTGATTTCTACATAGCCCACAACGCAAACTTTGATAAAGGTGTACTTCCAGAAATGGGCGGAGAATGGATATGCACAAGAAAGTTAGCGGCGCGTCTTTATCCAGACCTTGATAGCCACGCCAACCAGTTCCTACGTTACGCGCTTGGGCTTGATGCGTGGGTTCCTGAAAACCTACACGCCCACCGTGCGCTATATGATTGCTATGTAACTGCTGCGCTTTTTATTCGCATCTCACGTGATTCGTCTTGGTCAGTTGAAGAAATGCTAGAGATCAGCGCTCAGCCAGTCCTACTAAAAACACTGAGAATTGGGAAGCACAAAGGTAAGACGTTCGCTGAGGTAGCAAAAGAGGATCCTAGCTGGCTCAAGTGGGCTTTAAGCACCATCAGCGACATGTCAGATGACATGCGATTTACGATACAACACTACCTAAGAGACTAATTTAATGAAATTTGAAAAAGCCATGAGAAAGAAAGCCAAGCTACGGCTGGCACTTACTGGGCCAAGCGGGGCTGGGAAAACGTATAGCGCCCTTGTTATCTGTAAAAGCATGGGGGGAAAAACGGCAGTTATAGATACAGAGAAAGGGAGCGCCTCACTTTACTCAAATGAGTTCGATTTCGATGTTCTTGAATTAGACCCGCCATTTAGCCCAGAGAGATTTATTGAGGCTATAGCAGCCGCCGAAGCTGCTGGGTATGACAACCTTGTTATTGATTCTATCTCTCACGAGTGGGGTGGCGTTGGTGGTTGTCTTGATGATCTGGATACGATCGCAAAAACAAAATTCAAAGGAAACACACACGCGGCATGGAGTGCATTAACCCCGCGACATCGCAAGTTCCTTGATTCAATACTACGAGTGAATTGCCATGTCGTAGCGACTATGCGAAGCAAGACTGAAACAGCGCAACAGGAAGGTAGCAAAAAGGTCGTAAAACTTGGAATGAAATCTGAGCAGCGCGATGGTGTTGAATACGAGTTCACAACCGTTCTTGATATTAACCACGAAACTCACACAGCCACAGCATCCAAAGATAGGACAGGTCTTTTTTCCAATGTGGATTACACGGTAATTGACGAGTCGGTAGGGAAAAAGCTTGTCGATTGGCTTAACGATGGAAGAACTAAAGCTGAAATAGACTTAGCCCACTTCGTTCTTGTTGCTGAGAAGTCCCAATCATTTGATTCCCTGAAGTCTGCATGGGCTGAGGCTTACCGTTCATTGAGAGATACGCCAGAACAAGCCAAGGCACAAGAAATATACGAAGCAAGAAAATCAGAACTATTACCAACTGAGGAAGCTGAATAAATGGCGAGCAGAGGCGTAAATAAAGTAATCCTTGTCGGGAATTTGGGGAATGATCCAGAAGTCCGTTATTTACCGAACGGAGGCGCAGTGGCAAATATCACGCTGGCCACATCAGAAAGCTGGCGAGACAAACAGACTGGTGAGCAGAAGGAAAAAACTGAGTGGCATCGCGTAGTGTTATTCGGGAAACTAGCCGAGGTTGCGGGTGAATATCTGCGTAAAGGCTCTCAGGTCTATATCGAAGGGAAGCTAACAACTCGCAAATGGGCCGATCAGGCCGGCGTCGAGAAATACACAACGGAGATTCACGTTAACGTTGGTGGCACCATGCAGATGCTGGGTGGACGTCAAGGTGGCGGTGCGCCTATGGGCGTCGGTCAGGCACAGGGTAATCAGTTCAGCGGAGGCTTACTGCCAGCGGCTCGCCCTCAGAGTGCTCCAGCAGCTCAGCCACAAAGCAATGAACCTCCAATGGATTTTGATGACGATATTCCCTTCTAACAGGTAACCACCATGACGCCGCAGAGCATCCTGCGCGTCCTCAGCCAGCACCCCGACAATAACATCACCGAATTCCACAGAGCACTTAACTCAGTGGGCGGAAAGCTATTGGGCGGTGGTGCTACTGGCGGGGTGACGCTGAATTATCACGAGCCATATTACACATGGCGAAATTTTCTTGAATCCACCCACATCCAATACAACCACATTGGCCGCATTAGAGCATATCTGGACGCTGAACCATGGGGGAATGTGAATCTTGGTGGAACTATCTACCGACTAAAGCCTGACGTTGATATCGACGCGGCTATTTCTGCACTAAGCATGGCCGCATAGGAGATATTCATGAACAACCTACCAATAGAAACATACGAATCAGTAGTTCAGCAGCGTGATGCGCTGGAGAAGAAGCTGGCTGAAATACGAGCGAATGCGATTGAGTCACTACTTACGGAGTCATTCAGAGAAGAGATTGCAGGAGCTTTAGCGGACTTCGACGGCATGGATGAAAAATCGCTTCAAACGCTAATTTGGAGTGGGCATCCACCAGAGCCTGATGGTGATGTGTGGTGCGTTGAATATATGACTCGAGCCGCAGCCATCCAGAGCAAGATTCGTGAATTCGCCTCCCAGCTTCGCAAGGGGATTAATGAATGATGCACAGTAACAGCAAAGAGAAAAAGCTCATCATAAATTGGCTTGAATGCGACTTATGCGGCTCAAGCAATATTGAAGTCACAACCACTTACGGCAACCCAGAATTGCTATATGCAGAAGACAAATGCCAGTGCTTGGATTGCGGCGCGGACGGTGTAATTGAATGTGATGATGGCATTGCGTGGGCGAACTGGCATGAGGTGCAGCCTAATGACCAGTAACAGCAAAGAGCGCGAGTACTTCATTTTGAGCGTTCACCACTGCTCTCGCGATGATGCATTCATTTTGATGTTTAGAAGTAATGACTCTGGATACGCATTCCGACTTCATGCTGCTGGGCGTTATACCGAGCAACAAGTGATGGAACGTCTTGGGTATTACAACGATGGCGACTGCAATATAGCCGTGCCATGCGATGTGATTGAGTCTTTATCTTCCCCTGCTCCAGATGGTTACTTTGACGATAACGGCGGTGTTGTTGTTCTGAATAATGCAAAGAACTGGCGTAAGGCCATAAAGAACGCCGTAGCCAAACCAAAGTATGAACCAAAGCCAGAATACCCACGCGCACGCAGAAGCAAGGAGCAGAGCTATGACTGACGCGCCGATGAGTAACCAAGAGCTAGTGGATGCAGCTATAGAGCTGGCTGGTGAATTCTACTGCCTTATGGGGTATACGCACCGAGAAGGATTCAAATATTACGATTCTCAGCACCCACAAGAGCAAATGGTTTGGAAAATGGCGTGCACTGCATTTCTGAATTTGCGCGGAAGTGATGTTGAAGACGCACTGTCTGATATTGAGGATGAGAGCAATGACTAAGTTAACAATTGAGCGTTTAGATAAGCTGCAAGACAATTTATTGCAGTTTCAGGATGCATACAGCGATCCGGCAGACAAAGAGAACTACGACATATTTGTTGATGCTCTTCATGTTCTTGATGAGTTTAAAGCTGCGAAAGAAAAGCTTCTGGCATACGAGCAAGCAGCTAAGAATGAAGTAGCCCTTCCTGAAGCACTTAAGTATGCAGAAATTTATGGTAGAGCATTTATTTGCGTTGATAGAAGCGGCTCTGTTCATGCTGTAGACCCATCACAGATAACTCTCACTATTTTAACGAACCAGAGTCCGCACAACCTGTAAGGCGAGCATTAACCAATCCAGATAAATCGCGGGAATAAAATAGTAACTACCAATGCATCAAGACACACAATAATACTATGATATTAAAAGGTTTTTAATGAAAAACAACTTCCATAACGTGTAATGCCTTGCTAAGATTATTTGGAAATAATAATCCAATGTATTCGGAGGTGGACAGTGAGCGTAAATGATCTATGTCAGGAGCAATATGAGTGGGCGCTTGAGATGCTAGGCAGGTCTGATGTCCTCTGTCAGTGTAAAACTCATGAAGGAGTATATATTGAGCAGGGAAATGATATTGATTCCGCTTATAAATATATTGCTGGAGTTTTTAGAAATAACAGTGAAAAACCACCATTCACTAGCCTAACCGAGGCAAGAGACTCAATTAAACAAGCATATGAAGATCATTGTGGGAATGATTGCTGTCCTTTATGTTTTAGAAATATAGAAGATTAAATTTATTTTATAAACGCACCCAAATTGAATACGGGATGCCTTTGAATATTGCATAACCTCGCTCCGGCGGGGTTTTTTATTGCCTAAATTTGGAGAAAACATGCAAATCGAAATCGGCGAATACGTCATTACGAGTGACACATACAACCTGATTCTCAACGAGAAAAAGGTAGCAAAGGAAGGTAAATCTGCAGGTGAAGAGAGGCTTCAGTCCATCGGGTTCTACTCAAAAATCTCCACGCTTATCTCTGCATTAATTCAGCGCGAGGTTCTGCTCTCTGACGTCCAGTCATTGCAGGCAATGCAGCAATTAATAGAGCGAGTTTCATTGCAGTGTGAAAAGGCTTTCAAGGACTTTAACAATGCGACACATCATCAAGGGTAATCCAGAACGTACAGAAAGAGCGGCAATGAAAGCTGCTCTCGATATCCATCAAGCCAAGTACGGAGACTATGGGCCAACCAAGAAAGGCGTTACTTATTGCCTTCAGGTGGAGGATGAGAAATTTGCCATCGAGATTATCAACCGAGAGAAATCATATGTGGCTACATCGATGATGCGGCCTAGGGATTTATCGAAAGTGTGGGGGAATGCAGCGTGAGTGAATTTGCTAGCAATACGCCGCTAGAACATAAAGACCGGTGGCAGACGCCGATAGAGGTATTCGCCGCGCTTGATGCTGAGTTTGGTTTCTATCTCGACGCGGCAGCCGACCACGGAAACACCTTGTGTGCCAGATATCTGACAGAGCGCGATGATGCATTGAATAGCGAGTGGGTAAGCTACGGCGCTATCTGGTGCAATCCACCCTACTCCGCCATCACTCCGTGGGTAGAAAAGGCAGCAGAGCAGTGCAAAGCACAAAGCCAGCCGGTTGTGATGTTACTCCCTGCTGATACATCAACCGGTTGGTTTTCTCTGGCGCTCGAGTCTGTTGATGAAGTCCGTCTAATCACTGGTGGCCGGTTGTCATTCATCAACGCTGGGACCGGAAAACCCGGTAAAAACGGAAACAGCAAAGGCAGTCTGCTATTCATCTGGCGGCCATTCATCAAACCACGTTGCCAGTTTACTACCGTATCACGCGACGAACTGATCTCAATCGGCAGCAGCATTATGGCGGGAGTGAAAGCGGCATGACATGACAGCAGAACAAGACAACGCGATCCGCAATGTGGCAAGGGCCCTTCTCACCGAACTCCGCAGCAAAAAAAACAACCTCACATACCGCCAGTTACTCGATAAGCATTCAGCAAAGATAGCTCCCCTCTGTGGCAGGTTTAAGCCGTGGATGGTGCTGTCTTGCTACTGCATGAAAGTGACGGATAAGGATAAATGATGAACGAGGAAATATTCACGCTTGAGGAGGCATGTTCATTCCTCAAAATTAGTTTGAATACCGGTTATGCATGGATTAAGTCAGGCCGATTGCGTGCCGGGCGAACCGGCAGAAATGGAAAGAGTGGCGATTACCGCCTATTGAAATCAGATTGTATTGAATCAGTTCGCCCACGGATCAACAATCAAGCCGTGAATGCGGTTGGCGAACAGGATGAGGGTCTTGTATGTCAATCAAACAAAGAAACGGTGTCTACCACTGTGACTTCTTTACGCCTAGTGGGAAGAGAATTAGACAGTCTCTTGGGACAACGGACAAGCGGCAAGCAAAGGAGTTGCACGACAAACTAAAGGCAGAGATGTGGCGAACTGAGAAGCTGGGAGAAGCGCCAGTTAAGCTATTTGAAGAAGCCTGTTTACGCTGGCTGAATGAAAAGTCACATAAGCGATCGCTAGATGCCGATAAATCAAAGATCGGCTTCTTTCTTCTTCACTTTCGAGGTGTTCCGATCGGGGAAATAACTAACGACCGGATACAGGCTGCATTATCGAAAATGGAGAACCGGTCGCACCGTGCAAGATGGGAGAAGCAACGTGACAGGCTGATGAGGGAGGGAAAGCCGGTTCCTGAATACAAGTCAAAGCCAGTAACACAATCGACCATCTATTCTCATCAGGCATTCATGCGCTCTCTACTTCGTATAGCAGCTAATGAATGGGGATGGCTCAATTCGGTTCCGGTAGTAAAGGCCAAGTCACCGCGCGGCCGTCGAATTCGTTGGCTGACTAAAGATGAAGCCCGTCGTCTGCTTGACGAGTTGCCTGAGCATTTCCGCAGTGTGGTCATGTTCGCTTTGGCTACTGGTCTACGCCGTTCCAATATCCTCAATATGGAATGGTCACAGATAGACATGCAGAGAAAAATGGCATGGATACATCCAGAAGACGCAAAAGCAGGCCGAGCTATTGGGGTGGCACTCAACGACACGGCCTGCTCTGTTCTTCGTGGTCAGATTGGAAAACATCACAGGTGGGTATTCGTACATGAGGATTCCTGTATTCGCCCCAACGGTGAAGTTGCTCCGAAGTTACGCAAAATGCGAGTCGATAGCAATAAGGCATGGCGATCGGCACTCAAGCGAGCTGGCATAGAAGACTTTCGTTTTCACGACCTCCGGCACACATGGGCAAGTTGGTTAGTTCAGTCTGGCGTTCCTATCTCTGCACTACAAGAAATGGGTGGGTGGGAGTCTGTAGAAATGGTTCGCAGATATGCACACCTGTCACCGAATCATCTAACGGAACACGCTAAGCAGATCGACGTTGTTTTTGGCGTTTACGGCACAAATACGACACAAGGGGAGATGGCGGAACTGAAAGAAGTGATGTAA